CCATCGCCGCCCAGTCCCACGTCAGCCCGTCCATCTGCCCGATCACGATCACCCATGCCGTCCGCTCCCCCGCGTCCAACGAGAACGCCACGTCCAGCGGCACCCCGTTCCGCACCAGGAACAGGCAATCCACCAAGTCCGCCTGCCCCACCAGCCCACGTAGCGCAGCCGGGTCAGGCCCCCCGGCCGCGCCGCCTAGTTTGGGCCGGGCGTCGCCTCGGACAGAGCCTCCCCCACCGCCGCCAGCCCGGCGTCGCCCAGCCGCGCCACCAGCGCCTCCAACTGCGCCTCGGTCGCCGCAGCCGGCACCGGCACCCCGTCAATGGCCTGCACGCAATAGGCCAGCATGGCATAGCCAACGTAGCGGTCGTTGCCCGACAACGCCGGCCCCAACGCCTTGAACAGCCGCAGCCGGTCCAAAGCCCCGGGCCGCCAAACCTCCAGCAAGCGCCCCGCGGCATCGGTGGCCGTCAAAGGCCGCCCAGCCTCCGCAATGATCCGTTCAGACGGCGTGTCCATAAGATGCTGCTTTCTGTCTGCCCCCTCTCCCTCCGGGAGAGGGTCGGGGTGAGGGGGTCTTGCTCGCGGAGCAGAGCGCAGCCCGTGCCGAAAGGACACAGCCCGCAACAGGCAAGGACGGCCCCCGAAACCCCCTCACCCCAACCCTCTCCCGGAGGAAGAGGGAGCAGCAGCCCCGCTAGATCCGCTTCCTCCGGCTCGCAAAGAAGTCCAGCCGCTGCCGCACCGGCGCATCGCCCTTCCAGGACCCGGCATTCGCCATCTTGAACACTGCCGCCTCGAACTGATACGTGCTCGTGCTGCCATCAGCCTCGTTGATGTACTGATACAGCGTAGCCCCCTGCAGCAGTCCCTGCGTGTGCCAAGCCTGCTCGATCCCCGCGATGAAGTCGTCCGCCGCCGAGCTGCCGCGCTCCAGGTCGAAGTGCCCCTCCCACCCTTTCGGCAGCTCCGCCGCCATGTGAACCCCGTCCAGCCGGTCAATCCGGATCGGATGCGTCATCTGCCGGCTCTCGAACCCCGTCACGTGCGTCAGGTCCACCCGCGCTCCCGCAGCCCCGCCCGCCGCCGGCCCGATCACCACCAACTGGCAGTCCCGCCCGGTCGAGAAATTGTTCGCTGGCATACCTCAGCCCTCCCTAAACCACTTGACCCGCGGGCAAGGTCTGCCGCGTCACTTGCACGGTCTGCCCGCCCTCCAGGTTCACGATGAAGCGCTCATTGATCGCCTGGTACTGCACCTGCGCGTCCGACTGCACATACCCCAGCCCCACGCGCGCCGGCGGGTTGTTGCTCGCGTCGCACACCACGCTGAACGGCAGGCTGCCGTCCACCGTCCCGAGTATCCCTTGCCCCAGCATCGCCTGCAGGAACCCGAGCTGCGTGCTCCGTATCCGCCGGAACAGCCCGGCATTGATCACCTGCCCCACATACTGCCCCATCCCCGCCGCCAGGGTCCGCGCGATGAAGTCGGTCAGCCGCGTGTAGTTGTCCCCGTTGGTCGCCGCGTTGCTGCTGCTGTTGTGCCCGCCCCGCACGCCCCAGAAGCTGCCGCCGGGCTGCGGGTTGGCGATCACGTCCAGCCCCCCGCCCAGCAGCGCCGCCAGCTCAGCCGTGCTGTAGCTGTTGCTCTGCGCGCTCCCCGGCACGCCGGCGCGCTGCGTGCCCACGACGCCATGCAGCGGCTTGTTCAGGCTGCTCTGCTCCGGTGACAGGTTCGCCAGCCGCCCCGCCACGAACCCTTGCGGGCTGACCAGCCGGATCGTCCCTGCAACAGGATCGTTCCAGTAAACCCAGTCGCCGAACATCAGCTTGGCCGCCGGGCTGTCCAGCCCAGCCGCCTGCCGCGCCGCCACCGCCGCCGCGATCCCGTCCCCGCTCGGCCCGGTCAGGATGGCATAAAGCCCTTCCTGCTGCGCGAACCCCGCCTGCGTCGCCCACCAGCCGAGGTCGTCCGCGTCCGCCAGCACCATCAAGCTGCACCCCTGCCCGCGCAGCGCATACATGCCCCGCCGCGGCAGCCCGTCCTGCCCCACCAAGGTCCCCGCCGAAACGCCCGCGGCGCCGTCGCTGCCGTTCAGCAGGCCCTGCCCCAGCAGCCCCGCCGGCTGCGTCGCCGTCGCAGACCCCAGGCCCGCGACGCACAACTGGCTCGGCCCGCGCAGCGGCCCCAGCCCCAGGTTCACCGCGTTCACCAGGTTCTGCCACAGCGCCGCCGGCGTCGGCGCAGCCAGGTTGTCGAACGTCTCCGCCACTTGCCCCGGCAACCCCAGCGTCAGCCGCCCTGTCCCTGCCGCCGACCCCGGCTGCAGCGCCAGACCGACCTGGTTGCCCAAGCTGCCGGAGTAGCGCGCCGTCAGCAGCACCGGATACCCGCCGTTGCCATAGAACATGGCGTAGTTGGCCGCGACATCCGTGCCATCCGTCACGCGCACGCACCGGAAGCTCTGCGCGCCCTGCTGCACCGCGGTCGCGACCTGCGTGCCCATGTCGAACCGCCGAGCCTGGAGCGCCCCGAACCCGCGGGCGTAGTCGGCCATGCTGCCCACCGCCACCGGCTGGTTCACCGGCCCCCAGCCCGCGCTGCCGACCACGCCCACGACGTTGGTCGGCACTCCGTTCAGCACCAGGTTCTGCGGCGGCACCACCTGCACATACAGGTCCGGCACCACTAGCGCCGTGGTGTTTATGCTGCCCGCTTGCACGATCGGCATGTCTAGACCTCCTGCTGCGTGGGAACGCCGGCCTCGGCGCCCGCCGGGCGCGCGGCATCCTCGACGGACGCAGAGCGCACGACATGGCCGGCATGTTCGGACGCCAGGATGCCCGCGATCTCATCCGGGTCGGTGACGGCATCGCCCGGCCGGCGCGGCCCGAACGGACGCACAACAATCAAATGCTGCATCGGATGCTCCTCGAAAACTGTTTCAGCCTTGATTGGAAACGACGCGCCCGCCGCGTCGCGTCCAGCCGCCAATGCCGGAAAGGCCCCGCCATGCTCCGGCGTGCCGTGCCGCCAGCCCTCGCCTTGCTGCTGTCCCCGGTCGTGCCGCCGTCCTCGGCTGAGTCAGCCCTGGCCGACAGCAACATGGACTTCACGCCGAAGAACCGGACTGACCGTCAGATTGACGATGTCCACGTCAGGCCCACCCCAGCAAGCGGTGGAGCAAGGACGCGATGGGCAAGGATGCGTTGGACGCCGGGCAATCCGTGCAGGTCACCTTTCCCGCACAACAGCGCCTGCATGTCCAACATCATGGTCAAGCATCGCAAGGATGGCGTGAAAGCAGAGTGGGGCAGCATGGACCTGCGCGAACACTCGGCCATCGGCCTCCACCGAACAAACTCAGCAGAACCATCAGCAACGTCAGCGAATAGTCAGGTTACTTCCCCTCTCCCTCCGGGAGAGGGCCGGGGCGAGGGGGTCTTGCTTGCGGAGCAGAGGACAAACGCCGCCCCAAGAAAGCTCCAAGTCACCCCGCGGCAACCCGGTCCCCAGCCGAAACCGTCCCCCAAAGCATCGCCGGCAGCACCTCCATCGCAACGGTCGGATACTCCACCGAGTACACCAGGTCCCGCCGCCAAACCCCGGCGGCAGCCCCCTCATCCGTCGTAACCCCGCCAGCCCCTCGCACCCTGCAGGCCCAGCCGCCCACATCCAGCACCGCCGCCACCGCCGCAGCCAGGTCCAGCAACGCTGCCAGCCGGTCCCGCACCGCAGGTGCCGGGCACCACAGGCTCATCCGCATCAGTTGCACCTGCCGCCGCAGCTCCGTCCCTCCGGCGCCATCCGCCACGACCCGCGCCAGCAACCCGCGCCCACCAGGCAGCGTTCACAGCCGCCCCGTGCAGTTCCACCGGCCGGTCAACCCGCACCAGCCCAGCCAGCACCGCCGCCACCGCGCCCGGCGTGTCGCCGTCCCGCAGCCGGCAGGCATACGCCACCCCGTCCACGCGCAGCCCCGCCACTTGCCCCGGCCCGGCCACGCCGCCAAACGTCGCTGTCTCTCCGTCCACCGCCGCCCGCAGCGTCGGCGCCGGCACGACCCCCTGCCACTCCATCGGGTATCGCGTCGCGTCCCGCGCCGCGCCGCCCGGCGTCACGGACAGGTGCGCCCGCCCAGCCTGCAAATCCGCCTCCAGCGACGCCGCCCGGGGCCAGCCGCGATACACCCGGACCTCCGCCGGATCGTCCCGCAGCGCCTCGGCACCCAGCGCCGCCAGTGCCTGCTCGATATCCGCCTGGTCCGGCATCACGCCCCCACTTGCCGCGCTTGCAGCCGCCACCCCAGCTCGCTCAGCTCCACGGCACCGACGACAAAGCCGCGCCCCGCATCGTCCCGCAGCGCATCCCCTGTCCGGGTCGCCGGCGCCCCGAGCGGCAGCAGCGCCTGGAACCCTGCCAAGGCGCCGTCCTCCGGCAGCCCGAAGCCACGCCCGCCGCTGCCGCCCGCCAGCACCTGCGCCGGCCAGCCGTCCATGACCGGCTCCGGAGCATCCGCTCCGCCATACCCGCCTAGCCCCGCCGCCCCCGGCCCAGCCGGCCGCACAACGGACACGGTCGCATTCGCCAGCACGCACAGCGGCCGGTTCAGCGGCGGCAGCATCGCCACGCGCAGGCCAGGTCCTCGTCCCCGCCAGCCTCCAGCACCAGCGCGCAGACCGCGAGCAGATGGCTGGCATAGGGCACCGCCGTTCCCTTGCGCACCTGCCCGGCATGGGCCGCGCAGGCATAGGCGATGGCCGCTTGCAGCCGGGGCAGCCCGGGATCATCCGCAGGCCGCGTATCACGATCAGGCACCGCACCTTCCTGGACAGGGCGATAGCAGCTTTGTCATTGGACCGCGCCCGGCCGCCAACATATCGAAATCCTAACAACCAGGATACGCCGATGCCCACCCCTGAGGAGACCGTCGTCTGCATCCAAGTCCAGGGCACGACCGTCATGGCCGTCTATGAGATCCAGGGGAACGCCCTCATGCTGGCCAGCGCCGATTTCGGCGACGCCCGGGCCACCCTGGACGGCGCCCCGCCCGATCAGGTTGCCGCAGCCCTGCTGCGAACCCTGGCGGAAACCGCGATGGCCCGGCACGAGGACCTGTTCATGCGCGACGACGGATCGCCCCATCCCAAGGCATAGCCGCCCGGCCTACCTCCGCGCCCAATCCACCCGTACCGCCCGCGCCGGCCCGGTGCCGCCCTGCAGCATCCCGAACGCCCGGCTCAGCGCGTCCACCTGGTCGTCGCACCGCCCGGCCGGGAGCGCCGCCAGCTCCTCCAGGAACGCCCGGTTCCACCCCCCGCGCAGCAGCGTCAGGTTGCCCGCGTTCGCCTGCGACGCCACCGGCATCGCCCGCACCAGCTTCGCCCCCGTTTCCGGCCCGCTGACCACCCGCCAGCCCGCCAGGCGCCCTGCCAGGTAGCCCACCTGCGCCCGCCCCGCCTGCCCCGGGTCCTGCGGCAGCCCGATCGGCACGCCCGGCCCGTCCGCCTCCGCCGTGCGCCGGGTCGCGGCCACCACCGCCTCCGGCCCGCCCTGCAGCCGCACCACGTCCGAAACCTGCCAATTGCCCTCCCCGGCCACCAGCCGCACCCCGGCCGTCCAGTCCCCGCCGCCTTCCGTCGCCGCCAGGTCCCAAGCCCGCACCGCCGGCCCGGCCAGCACTTGGTCCGACACCGCCACCCGCCCGACCTGGAACAGCCCGCCCCCCGCCCGCACCGGCGCCTGCTGATACAGCGCCGAGAACGCCCGGTCTCCCAGCGCCAGCCGCTTG